CAAGCCGGTCGATTTCAGCTATAAGTTCCCGCATCCGCTCTCGCCCTGCATCGACCACATCATCCCCGTCGTCAAAGGCGGACACCCCAGCGACCTTGACAATCTTCAGCTCGCGCATTTCTGTTGCAACCGGGCCAAGAGCGACAAGCTGGTGGCCCGCAGCGGAAAGGCTCAGGAGCAGGCTGTCGATTCGCCGCGCGTTCTGCCCCTGTCCCGTGACTGGACGACCTACCGCAGCCGATAGGGGGGATGGCCCCCTCCCCCTGCCCTCGCCGGACTCCCCAGCCGTCACTGGGAATATTTTCTCACGAAAAGGAGGAATCCCCCATGAGCCAGACCCGCGGCATGGCCTATCTCCGCCGCAAGCTGGAGCTGAAGCGCAGCCGGGTGCTTACCCGCTATAAATACTATGAGATGAAGAATGCCGTGAAGGACTTCGGCATGGTCACGCCGCCCGAGTTCCGCACCTTCAGCGAGGTGCTGGGCTGGTGCGGCAAGGCTGTGGATTCGCTGGCCGATCGGCTCATTTTCCGGGAGTTCCGGCAGGACAACTTCGACCTGAACAGCATCTATCGCCAGAACAATGCCGACATCCTTTTCGACAGCGCTGTCCTTTCGGCCCTTATCTCGAGCTGTTCGTTCCTGTACATCTGCGCCGGTGAAGACGGCTTTCCCCGCATGTCGGTGCTGGACGGCGGCAATGCCACCGGGATCATCGACGATGTGACCGGTCTGCTGACCGAGGGCTACGCCGTTCTGGAGCGGAACGCCGACAACGGCACACCCACGCTGGAGGCCTACTTCACGACTGGCAGCACATGGTACTACCCCAAGGGCGAAAAGCCTTACCTTGTGACCAACCCCGCCCCCGCGCCGCTGCTGGTACCCATCTGCTACCGCCCGGATGCTGCCCGTCCCTTTGGCCACAGCCGCATCTCCCGGGCCTGCATGGGCCTGCAGCAGGGCGCACTGCGCACTCTCAAGCGCAGCGAGATCAGCGCCGAGTTCTACTCTTTTCCGCAAAAGTACGTTCTGGGGACCTCCGGCGACGCCGACCCGATGGACAAGTAGAAAGCCACCATTTCCTCTCTGCTGGAGATCTCCAAGGACGAGGAGGGCGACCATCCGGTGGTCGGGCAGTTTACTCAGCAAAGCATGAGTCCCTATACCGAGCAGCTGCGCACCTTCGCGGCACTGTTCGCGGGAGAGACCGGCCTGACGCTGGACGATCTGGGGTTTGTCACCGACAATCCCTCCAGCGCAGAGGCCATCAAGTCCAGCCACGAGACGCTGCGTCTGGCCGCCCGCAAGGCACAGCGGACCTTCGGCAGCGGCTTTCTCAATGCCGGATATCTCGCCGCCTGCCTGCGGGATGATTTTGCCTATCAGCGCCGCCAGCTCTATCTGACCCGCCCCGTCTGGGAGCCGGTCTTTGAGCCGGACGCCGCCACCCTCTCCGGTATCGGCGATGCCGTGGGCAAGGTCAACGCTGTCATCCCCGGCTATTTCGGAAAAGAGAACCTGCGCGACCTGACCGGCGTGCAGGCCGAGGAATGAGCAGATGGACAAGCAGGATATTGCCCCCGCGCTGCTGGGGCGCATCCGGGCCGACTTTCTCCGCCTGCTGAGGAACTCTGCTCCTTCGGCGGCCACTTACCCTGCGGCTCTGGACTACGCCGACCTTGTCGGCGGCGCTCTGGCCGAGGCGTTCCGTCTCCATCTCAGCGCCGACACGCTTCCGGATGGACGGATGTACTGGAACATCGCCGACCGCGTCCTCCGCCCCCTGCTGGAGGAGGACCATGCACTGGTGGCTGACGCCGCTGCTGCCGTACAACAGCAGCTCAACGAGGCGGCCGGTCTCCGTCTGCTGGCCCAGCGCGTCCCGGTGGATGAGGACCGCATCGACGGCATCCTGAACAAGGTCTGCGCCGCCGAGCACTACGAGGATGTGACCTACATGCTGGATGAGCCGGTACGGACTTTCTCCCGGATGGCAGTAGACGATACCCTGAAAGCCAACGTGCAGTTTCAGGGCCGGGCCGGTCTGCGTCCCCGCGTCGTGCGGCGCACTACCGGGAGCTGCTGCGAATGGTGCAGCAGGCTTGCCGGAAGCTACGACTATCCCCATGTGCCTGCCGACGTCTACCGCCGCCATGAGCGCTGCCGCTGCAAGGTCGAGTATGACCCGGGCGATGGCCGCAGGCAGAATGTGTGGGATAAGAAGTGGACGGAGGATCCCGAAACCCTTCAGGCTCGCAAAGGATTTGCGGAGTCTCCACTTGTCACTAAAGTCCGCTTTCCGAAAGAGGCCTCTCTGCAGAACGTCCTCCCGGAATATCTGCGGACGGCTGCTCCGGGAGTCGGTTCCATCTCATACGATGCTGGTTACGATATGATCCGCCATGCAGACGAAGTAAAAACAGCACAATGGCTGCACGCCCATTTGGGCGGCAACATCGTGCTGTTGAACGAAGTAAATAATTATAAAGCGATGACTCCAGACTACATCTGGAACGACAAGCTCTGGGATTTGAAAACGGTTTCTACAGAAAAGTCCGCAAACAGCGCTGTTCGGCATGGTTTGAAGCAGATCCAAGAGAATCCCGGCGGAATCATCCTGAACTATGAGCAGAATACGATTTCTCTGGAAACGCTGAAAGATGTCCTACGGAAAAGATTGACTGCCAGTGCGGCGCAGGATGTAGACATCCTCGTCATCTGCAAAGAGAAATTATTCACTGTTCAGCGATTCACTGCAAAAAAATAGAGGTGTCGAGCCCCCACCATATAGCGGAGGCGCACCTCATAGCTATTATATAGCACATTTTCGTCTTTTCGTCAATATTACATTTTCATTCCCATAAAGGAGGCCCCGCCGTCATGCCCCGAGCGTCAGAAAAGGCCGTCCCGGAAAAGCTGGGCCGCCAGACGCCCACGGCGGCGGTGGTGCTGCCCTACACCACGACCCACGGGCAGGAGGCCATCGACCTCTACAACACCACCGGGCGTACCGCCCAACAGTGGCAGCAGCTCCTGCTCTACGACATCCTCGCCGAAAACGAGGACGGCCTGTGGGTACATACCAAATTCGGCTACAGCGTCCCCCGCCGCAACGGCAAGAATGAGATCGCCGCCATGCGGGAGCTGTACGGTCTCCAGCGGGGCGAGAACATCCTGCACACAGCCCACCGCACGACCACCAGTCATGCCGCGTGGGAGCGCCTGTGCAGCCTGCTGGACAAGGCCAAGATTGAATACAGATCCATTCGTGCCTCTGGCCGGGAGAGCATCCGGTTGAAAAGCGGCGAGGGCCGCATCGAGTTCCGCACCCGTTCCTCCAAGGGCGGTCTGGGCGAGGGCTTCGACCTGCTCATCATCGACGAGGCGCAGGAGTACACCGACGATCAGGAAAGCGCCCTCAAATATGTGGTCACGGACAGCCGCGACCCGCAGACACTCTTCTGCGGCACACCGCCCACGCCGGTCTCCTCCGGCACGGTGTTCCTTAAACTGCGAAACGCGGCCCTGCAGGGCGAAACTCAGAACACCGGCTGGGCCGAATGGAGCGTGGAGCAGCAGACCGACCCCCATGATGTGGCTGCATGGTACGAGACGAATCCCAGTCTGGGTACCATCTTTACCGAGCGCAGCATCACCGACGAGATCGGCTCCGACCCCATTGACTTCAACATCCAGCGCCTCGGCCTCTGGCTGCGGTATAACCAGAAATCGGCTATCAGCAAAGCCGAATGGGAGGAGCTGAAGGTCGCCGCCCTGCCCGAGCTGAAGGGCAGGCTTTATGCGGGCATCAAGTTCAGCCCGGACGGGGCCAGTGCAGCGCTCTCCATCGCCGTCCGTACTGCCGACAACAAAATCTTCGTGGAAGCCATCGACTGCCGCCCCACCCGGGCAGGCAGTGGGTGGCTTTTGGATTTTCTGAGCAAGGCCCAGTTCGCCGCTGTGGCGGTGGACGGTGCCAGCGGGCAGCAGCTCCTGGCCGACGCCATGAAAGCCGCCCATCTCAAAGCGCCCGTCCTTCCTACCGTCAAGCAGATCATCACTGCCAATGCCGCCTTTGAGCAGGCACTGTTCGCGAAATCGCTCTGCCACGCCGGACAGCCAAGCCTTGTGCAGGTGGCTTCCAACTGCGAAAAGCGGGCCATCGGCACCAACGGCGG